CGAAGCAAGGATCACGGCGAAAGTGCTTGGGTGCATCCGACAGGAATATGAGGATGAATTTGATTATTTCTATATGCCGTGTATCAGGCTGAACAAATACAAATGCGTTCAGGATTGGTTTGAACAGAAACGCATGGAAGCCCTGTCATTGGACTTGGCACACGCAAGCGATTATGAAAAAAAGGCGTGGTATAAAAAGCAGTCCTTTGAAATCGAAGTTGCCGGGATTCCCCACACGTTCGGTTTTGGCGGCCTACATGGTGCAGACGCAAAGCCTGTTCACTTGGACGAAAAGGACGGTGCAGGGTATCACGTTGACGTGAACAACTATTATCCGTCATTTCTGCTTGCTTGGGGAATGGTCACAAGGTCGGCAACCAATGACAACTACAACGGCGTATATATCACACGAAAGGAACTGAAATACAAGCAGACACACGCTGCAACCAAGGAAGAATCAAAGAAGTGGAAAAAGGCACAGTTGCCATATAAGAAGATGCTGAACGCACTTTCAGGGGGAATGAAGGACAAGACCAACCCGGCATATGACCCACGGAACAACAACATCATGTGCATAAACGGTCAGTTGATGCTTCTTGACCTGATAGAGCATTTGGAAGTGATACCGGGATTCAGGTTGGTTCAGTCCAACACGGACGGTCTGATCGTTTGGATTCCTGACACAGAAGAAGCGTTCAATATGCTTGATGATATTTGTTATGAGTGGGAAGAAAGATGTTCAACAGACAAGTGTGAAATCAAACTGGCACTTGATAACATTTTAGAGATATACCAAAAAGACGTGAACAACTACTTGTGGATTGATCTGGATGGGGATGTGGAACGCATTGGAAAGTATGTCAAAGGGCTGTCACCAATAGACAATGACCTTCCTATCCTGAACAAAGCGTTGGTTGACTACATGGCACACAAGATTCCTGTTGAACGGACTATCAACGAATGCAACGATCTGATCATGTTCCAAAAGATTGTGAAACTTTCAGACAAGTATGGATGGGTGGAACATGAGCATTGCAAACCGATTCAGAAACAGAAGGGGGTCAGGGTCATCAAAACTTGGTATGAATACCAGAAAACAGTCAGATACACATACAAGTCATACAGGGTCTTTGCTTCCAATGACCTGAAAGACGGCCGCCTGACGAAAGGCGGGGGCAAACGTGGGAAACTGGAAAAGTTTGCCGATACCCCGGATCATTGTTTCGTGTTCAATGATGACGTGGAAGGGGTGGAAGTTCCGGCAAAGTTAGATAAGCAATGGTATATAGATTTTGCAAAAAAACGGTTAAAGCATTTTGGCATAGTATGACCGGGAAAGGAAGGGCGAAAGATGTATTTTACTGAAAGAATAGGTGTTGACAGTGTTGACCTTGAAATCAAATGGTCAGATACATGGAGTGGCAGAAAAGGTTCAATGCTGATCCATTGGATCAAATGGATGGAAATGCACAATGTAACGAAGTTCAGAAAACTGCTGAAAATCATTCGGGAAAGCAATACCCCGGATGAAGAAAAGAAAATCCGTGAATGGTGTGAACAGTTCCTTGAACAGACTGAACCGTTCAAGAAAAAGGAAGTCAATTTCATTTTTGACATGAAAGAAAAGATCAGGAAACTTGAAACACAGGCTGACCTTTTGAAATATCAGCGTGACAAGTTCAGACGGAACACCAAACCATACAAGGAACTTGGGATCAGGCTGAAAGAAGAAAAGAAGAACCTGTCAACTGCAAAAACGCTATTGAGGGATGCAGAACAGAACATAAAAGGTGTTGAAAGTGATAAAAAGTTCATCCTGAAATGCTTGGAAATCATGGGATAAAGGCGGTGTGGCGTATGGCATTATATAAAGGTTATGTTGCAACCAAAGGGAAGCAATGTTTGGAAAAATTAAAAGGCAGAACGGATTGGAAAACCCTTGATGAAGTGAAGAACCTGAACGGCTACGGCGGCATACTGGCAGATGACACGATTCTGATTGACATTGACGATCCTGAACAGTCTGAAATGATGATGAACATTGTGGAAGAATTTCAGTTGAATTGCAAGGTGTATCAGACCACAAGGGGAAGGCATTTTCTTTTCAAGAATCATACAGTAAACAGGAACAGGACACACGCACCTTTGGCAGTAGGCTTGACCGCTGACATAAAACTTGGGTCAAGGCTGTCCTATGAGGTCATCAAAGTTGACGGTGAAGAAAGATTTTGTGAATGGGATGTTGAACCGGGGGTTGAATATGATGAACTTCCCAAATACTTCCTTCCTGTCAAAACATCTGCTGACTTCATCAATTTGGATGCGGGGGATGGAAGAAATCAGGCATTGTTCAACTACATCCTGACATTACAGAGCAATGATTTTTCTGTTGATGAATGCCGGGAAACAATCAGGATTATAAATAGGTTCATCTTAAAAGAACCCCTGTCTGATGAAGAACTGGAAACCGTATTGAGGGATGAAGCATTTCAGAAGCCTATTTTCTTCATTGGCAAGGTGTTCCAGTTTGACATATTTGCACATTATTTGAAGAACAACAACCATGTGGTGAAGATAAACGGTCAGTTGCATATATACCATGATGGTATCTATGTGAACGGCTACAAGGAACTGGAAACTGCAATGATTGAACTGATTCCAAACCTGAAAAAGACACAGCGGCGTGAAGTGATTGAATACATGGAACTGATTGTTGATGATGTGCAGACGGCTGATGCACGGTTCATTGCGTTCAATAATGGCATATATGACATTGTTCAGGACACAATGCAGCCGTTTTCATCCAGTATCGTTGTGACCAATAAAATACCTTGGGATTTCAACCGGGAAGCATACAACGAACTGGCAGACCAAACCCTGAACAAATTATCATGCGGGGATGCGTCAATCAGGTCATTACTGGAAGAATGTATTGGTTACTGCTTTTACAGGCGTAACGAATTAGGCAAGGCGTTCATCCTGACAGGTGACAGGCAGAACGGAAAATCAACTTTCCTTGATGTGGTCAAGGCAATCCTTGGGGAAGGGAACATTTCAGCACTTGACCTGAAAGAACTGGGGGACCGCTTTACCACTTCAATGATGTTCGGAAAACTGGCAAATATCGGTGACGATATAGGGGATGATTTTCTTCAAGGGTCACAGGTCAGCATTTTCAAGAAGGTTGTTACCGGGAACAGGATCAAGGCAGAAAGAAAAGGTCAAGACCCTTTTGAGTTCAACCCTTTTATCAAATTATTATTCAGTGCCAATGACATACCCCGGATGAAAGACAAGACAGGGGCAGTCTTGCGGCGTTTGGTGATTATACCGTTCAATGCAAGGTTTACAAAAGATGATCCTGATTATAGACCGTTCATCAAGTATGACCTAATTGAACAAAGTTCAATAGAATACCTGATCACATTAGGTGTGGATGGATTGAAAAGAGTGTTGACCAACCAAGACTTCACAACTTCTGAAAAGGTTGAAAAGTCAATACAGGAATATGAAGAAGAAAACAATCCGATTACTGCATTCATTAAGGATCAGGGTGTGGATATGATAGAGAATCAGCCCACTAATGATGTTTACAAGCGTTATCAGTTATTTTGTGCTGATAATTCAATGCAACCTATGTCAAACATTGTATTCAGTAAGCAGTTGAACAAACGGCTGAACTTGGAAGTAAATGTTGTAAAACTGAATGGAAAGACAAGGCGAATATTTGTAAAGTATGAGCAGAAAAACATTCATTGAAGTATAGAAAGGAATGGTGAAGATGAATGAACATTATAACACCTACGGGGGGGGAATACCCAAAACGTAAAGGATTGGGTTGGTAATAAGGCAGCAACCTTTGTCACATTAGCGGCTTCCAATCATTCAGAAGGGGAAAGGCAAGTCAATGACTATTATGCAACAGAACCAAAGGCAATGGAACTGTTACTTGCAGAAGAATCTTTTGCTCCTGTTATATGGGAATGTGCTTGTGGTGAAGGTCATCTTTCAAAAGTATTAGAAAAGCACGGTTTTGAAGTTATTAGTACAGACCTGATATATAGGGGATTTGGGGATGACGAACCTATGAACTTTTTGGAAGAAACATTTGATAATTTTAACGGTGACATAATAACAAACCCACCATACAGATATGCACTGAACTTTGTTCAAAAAGCACTGGAAAGTGTCAGGATAGGCGGCAAGGTTGCAATGTTCCTGAAACTTCAATTCTTGGAAGGGAAAGAAAGAAGAAAGTTTTTTGAAGTGAACCCACCAAGAACCGTATATGTCAGTTCTTCCCGGCTGAATTGTGCAAAGAATGGCAGATTTGAAGAATATACATCAAGTGCAGTTGCCTATGCGTGGTTTGTTTGGGAAAAAGGATTCAAAGGCGATCCAGTAATTAAGTGGATCAATTAAAGGATGGTGAAAGAAGTGATTAGTTATTTGAGTTTGTTCAGCGGTATCGGTGCATTTGAAAAGGCATTGAAGCGGCTTGAAATACCGTATGAACTGATTGGATATTCTGAAATAGACAAGTATGCAAGCAAGGCATATTCCCTGATTCATAATGTGCCGGAAACAATGAACTATGGTGATATAACCAAAATCAATGAAAAGGAACTTCCTGAAGGAATTGACCTGATTACATACGGATTTCCCTGTCAGGATATTTCCATAGCCGGATCACAAAAAGGGCTGCTGAATGATGACGGAACAAAGACAAGATCAGGGCTTTTCTTTGATGCACTACGAATCATTGAACACACACAACCGAAGGTTGCTATTGCAGAGAACGTAAAGAACCTTGCATCAAAGAAGTTCAGCAAACAGTTCAGCATTGTTTTAGATAGTTTGGAAGATGCCGGATATAACAATTACTGGAAGATACTGAATGCAAAAGATTATGAGATACCACAGAACAGGGAACGGATCATCATTGTAAGTATCAGGAAAGACCTTGATTCAGGTGCGTTTGATTTTCCTGAACCTGTTGAACTGCAAAGCATACTGCTTGACGTACTGGAAGATGAAGTTGACGAAAAGTATTATGTTGACCCATCAAAAGTGAAAGCCCTGATTCCACAGTTAGAAAAGAAAGAAATTTCAAATACAGTCCGGGCATCCGGGGGGGGAGTACCGACAGACACCAGTGGGATTTAGTGGCAAGGCGTGTGTCACATTAAGTGACTACGCCAACAAATTGAAGAAAGTGAATGACGTTGCAGACTGCATTTGTGCAAGGGATTACAAAGGGTTTGGACGGCAAGAAATGAATGGAGTGGTTGAGATTGAACGAAAATAAAACGCCTGTAAGGGTTGGGAATATCTACAATGAAAACTTTGGTACTGGATATTCAGGAAATGTGTGGGATGTGAACGGCATATCACCCACAATAACAACAGCACAAGGGGGGTGGACGTGTACCAATGATATTGATTAAAAGCAACACCAAGAAAGGATATGAGGAAGCAGAACCCGGCGATTCAGTCAACTTTGCATATCCAAGAAGCAAGACAAGAAGGGGAAGGGTTGGAAAGAGGGTTGCACAGACTTTGACAACATCCCCCCCCCAACAAGGAGTGATTCTGATGAAACGTAACATTTTGATAGGCAGCACACAGAAAAATGCTTTTGTCGGTGACGGAACTATCAGTTGCACCCTGACAGAAGCAATGGGAAAAGGCGGTGGTCAAATACCTATGGTTGGAAATATAAGTGAAGAAGAAATAGAAGTCAGAAGATACACACCGAAAGAGTGTTTCAGGCTAATGGGGTTTGATGATGAAGATGTTGACATATTATCAGCAAACGGCATTTCAAACACACAAATATACAAGATGGCGGGCAATTCTATTGTTGTGAATATGCTTGAACACCTATTTGGTCAGATGTTCAGCGTTGACAATGAACTGATTTTATAGGGGGGGTGTGAACAAAGTTGAACAAGAATGAACAGACAATCACAGAAGTTATTGAAAAGGTTTGTGAAGATATTTGCAACAACTATTGCAAATACAGTGATAGAAAATGTGGTGGTCATATTG